AATATCAGGTCTAAATACAACTGAACTTTCGTAATTTCCATTCCTATGTCTGTATTGAACTAAGTATTGGGTAACACCAACAACAGGAACCCAAGTTACAAATAATCTTGAGATTGCGACACCATTTCTTACAACAGTTTTTTCTTCAAATGTAATAGAAGTTGGTGGAACTGCTGGTGCATTTAATATTGAAATATTTCTTGCAGCCAAAGCTAAACCATCTTCAATATTGGCGTATTTATTTGGTTTGTAAGATAACGCTGTAATTTTATAATTAATCCCATCAACTTCTTCAACTGTTACGACTCTGAATTTTTGAGCTTCAATTGTATCGCTAGTTAAAAACCAGATTGAATTAACGTTAGGAACTTCAGATAAGGCGGAATCTAAATTAATCACACCGTTAGTAACACTTAAAACATTCTTTGTTTCAACAGAATTATCAGGCATCTGAACACTGCATTTTTGATTTGCTCCTGTAAATGTTGATATATCTTGTAAATCATCAACAGTAATTGCAGTTGTAGTTGCAGTATTTATACGACCAGATCGCCTTGCGCCACTACGTACTGGATCGTTTATGTCTATTACTGATCCTGGCCTAATTGACACTCCGACATCTACAGATGTAGTAAAAGCAACAATTTCTGACTCGTTCTGTTCGGCAAAAAGTATTGCTTTTCCCATCCTTTGTGCTTGTCCCCTACTCGTGCAAGCAAAAGCTCGAACATCTTTTTTGACAACGCCCAGTTTGGCCTTGGCAACACTATCTTCTACGACTTCATAATCTATTTCTCTTGAATCCATATTGTAATAACTAACAGCTACTACAGAATGTCTTGTCTTTAATGACGAGCCACTATAAGAAAATCCTTCCTCAGTAATATTTGCAAGACTAAATAAAAAACTTGCATCAGTAGGTTTATCTTGTGCGAGAGAAATCTGCCCTGCGCTCCAAATGGGCATACAACGCATTACTCCACATAATTGTTCAATAAGAGTGAAAGCTTCTCCTGCTGATAAAATATTTACATTACAACTAAATCTTGCTTCTGTTCCTCCAAAACCATCATCAACTAACTCATTTGCAAATTTAGAAGCATTAACGAAACTAAATAAATCTAAATTACTATCACTTACATGATCTCCTAATCCATATCTTGTCGTCGTAAGTATGTCTAATAAAATCATCGCAGGACATGAACACCACTGTGCTGCACCCATAGTCCCATTAAATATATAACCACTTGGATATACAATCCTTCCTGTATTACTATCAACAGTTGGCGTTCCAGAAGCCGATGCCCCTGCACCTGGAATCCTTATCTTTAAACCTCTAATTCTATGTTTTCTTTGTGGAATATTACTGACTACTTTACTATCAAGAGTGATAGCAGCATAAGCACTATCAGCATAAGTTTGATGATCATCGACTAGCTCTTGCATCCCTGAGACAAGAAAAGCATTAACCAAAGATCCGTCAGTACTATCAGCAGTTACACGAACTACTTTCACATCAACAGGGAAAGCTCCATCTAGCGTTACTCTGTAATCCTTTGTATAAGCATCACCTGTACGACCTGTAACTGTATCTGTAATAACGTCTGAGAAACCACCTGAATTATATTGAACTTGTATTTTTAATTGAACACTACTTCCTAATAAATCACCATCTTCTGTTGATTCTTGTATTGCTGGAAAAGTAACTGTAACTCGAACAGCATCAACAGTTGTTGTAGTGATCTGTTGAGTAACACCACCATTAGCAACAGTACACGATCTAGGAAAACCCGCAATCGGATTAGATAACTGTTGTATCCCTGGTATATGTACTTGATTAGACGTTCCAAAACGAGGAATGAAAGTTATATTTTGATAGTTATAATCTGTTGCTTGAGGATTAGCAGAATTAGCACCTGATTGAAGGATTGGAGTGTTATCTAAAAAAATATCTTTTAAACAAGCAGTATTATAAGTCATTGAACCTTTTGTTGCTCCTTCTTTGGAAGCTGTGGCCCATCCTTCAATTTCACCTTCACTAATTAAATCTTGAATCGTTACAAACGATCTGCTGTTTAAAGTATCAGGCGCACGAGTTGGCTTTGGTGGTTGTTTTCCACCGCCACCAGATCCTCTTATTGTGTTAGTCATCCTCTAACCTGATCAGTTGTTACATCCATACTAATCACTGTTGAACCTGTAAAAATTTCTCCATAGACAACTGGGAGTGTTGTTCCTGCTCGTGAAGTATTAGGCGTTCCACCGAAGTTGAATGAGATACGTGGATCTTGATCATTCTCAAATTTAGGAGGCTCAGGCATAGGCCATAACATTTCTGCTACACCAGACAAAGCCAAACCTATACCAATATTTCCAGCTATCGCACCTATAGCGACTTTCCCTCCAAGCATTGTAAGTCCACCAGTAAAACCAGTACCACCCAAAGAAAGAGCAGTTGCTCCCAGTCCACCTGTCGCAATAGCAAATCCAATCAAAGCTGCTCCAATCAAGAATCTCCCAACTCCTCCTCCAGCTCCAGCAATAACAGGAACAATTTTTATTTCTTCTGCAACTGGATAATGAATCTCTTCTTCTCCTATCTCATTACCGTCTGTTAAAACTTGATAATATCTTTCATTCATGTGACCCTCTAATTGAGGCCAATTCATTAATAAAAATCTTATACAATCACCCACACTATTTACATGAGCATCTAATTCACTATGTCCTGTGATCTCTTTCAGATCACCATATAATTTAATTGTCTTGAGCATAGCGATACCTCCCTCCCGTACATTTTAACAACCATTCTGAATATGGTTCCTGACAACTTAAACGATCTGCTAAATGATGTAAAACTTCCCCATCTAAAAATATTGCAGCATGGTTTAAACCCTTACCCATGATTGACATTAATAAAACATCCCCGTTCTCTAATTTTTCATCTGGTTTTAACAAATAAAAACCTGCTGCTTTCGTACACTCTTCAAATATAGGATTCTCTAAAAATTCTTCAGGTGTTATTGGTCGTTCCCAGTCACGTAACGTAATTCCTAACTCTTCTTCATAAAAATCTCTAACTAGGCTCCAACAATCAGTAACGCCCCAACACCATGATCTTCCCTTTAACGGTGGCTTGTATCCTGTTGGTTCGTAATATCCCCATTGTTCTGTTTTAGGGTTAATAATATGCCAAGGTAAACTACCTGCTTCACAACTAACTCTATCCGCTTCACTTGCAACTGCTGGAGTCGTTGGATGTGAATGAATCACACTAACTATTTGTCCCAAATCCTCTGCTTTTACATAATCTTCAGGATCTAAAATAAAACATTGTTGAGAATAATTAGATGACTCACGAACTAAATTACGACAAGGATAATAAACATTTTTACCTTTAATATTTAACAACAATCCAACAGATTCTTTTGGATCTTCTTCTTTAGCGTGTTGTAACGCTTTAACTCTCCAACCCATTATATAAATGTACCAATAGAAGGGAAAAGATCTCTAGTGCATTGACGTTTTGGTAATCTCATTCCTGCTAAATCAGTAATACTTGCTAGTTCAAAAGTAACAATATCTCTAGTCTCAGCTACTTTTCTGTCTATATAATACACTTCCCTTGGAAATTCATTATTAGCAGGAGTCCCAGGGCTAACAGATTCTTGTGCAAATAAATCACTATCTTCTAAACCAATAAAACCTGAATCATCTTCTTGATCAAATAAACCAAAAGATGCAAAGTTTTCTACATCTAAAAATTTAGCTAATGTTCTAATTCTTGTTACTTTTGCACCTGTTAAATCATTACCAGCAGTTATTAAATTAACCTCTAACATTACAGCACTAATTAAAGATAATGCGTTACTAATTGTTATTTGTGGTCTAGGGAGTTGACCTTTTTGAAAAGCAAAACCACTGGCCTCTACTGGGTAACGAAGATATTCATTTAATTGCCAAATAACTTTACCGTTTAAATCTAAATTACTTCCTGCATGAAAACGATATGTCATGGTAGTTTGCGTACCATGTAATGTCGAGTCTAGTTCAAGTTCAAATAATTCAATAATTGCAGAAGGATTTGTCTTCTGTAGATCACTAATAATTGGATCTAAACTCATGGCTCAAATACTTCCCTAAATGTTGCTGTAATAATTGCTCTATCTAAATATGGAATTGATTTATTCCATGAATCACAAACGTATTTAGAAGAAGACTCTTCACCATGAGGAGTCCAATCAAAACTTGCTTGATCTAAAGCTCTTGCATCTAAAAATGTTTCTATAGTGTCTGAATCTGTTTCAGTGACATCAAATTTTAAAGAATAAACTTTTGGATTTGTATGTGCATCTAAGCCAAAAAGAATACGGTGTTCGTATCCATCAGCAAAACGAACAACACGATTAGTAGGTTTTGATCTCTTTTGAAATCCGTAAACTGGATCAATAGAAGGAAAAGTTGCCATTATGCTAGAAGTCCTCCAGGTCTTTGCTGATTAATAATTTCAGCTTGAATTGCTGCACCCAACATAAGTCCTAACTCTTCAGCTTGCCCTGCGTCACCTTCAACAGAGGAACCAGAAGCATCTACATTGACGACAATATTACCAACACCTGCACCAGAAGCTTCAACACCTAAACGACCATCTTTCCCTCTCCGCAGGGGCATTACTGCTTCTTCACCTGCCTCCCCCATTAGGCCAACTCCCTTGGAAAATGGGAATAATGTGGGTCTATCGACTACGCCACCTTTTGCAAAAGGTACAATTCCGTTTTTACCAACCACTAATCCATTAGCTGCTACTGCTGTTTTTGGAACACTTCCTACTTTCTTGCCACCACTAAACAAGCTACCAAAACCACTGAACATACTTAGCATCTGACTTTTTATAAACATTCTTGTTAAATCAGCAATGATAGAACGAGCAAAATCAGCAAAATTCATTTTTCCTGTCATTACAAAATTAACCAACGCATCCTCCATTCCTTTGAAAGCATTTTGTACTGTATCTTGTAATTGTTTAGATACATCACTAATACTTTTGATATAAGAATCTGCCCCTGCTTTCATATTTGCCCAAACTGATTTACTTGTTTCGCCTTTGTTTATAATAGAGTTAGTAACGTCAGCTTGTAATACTTTTTGTTTCTCAAGAAGTTTGTTTAAGTTTTCTTCTGCAATCAAAAGTCTATTAACAACCCTTCCTTTCGCAAGACGATTTCTATTACCTTTTATCTCTTCAGGAAATCTTTCAAGTTCTTTTCTTAAGTTTGCGACTTCTTCTTTAGATTTTTCTATTGCATTATCCAAGCCAATTCCCATAAACTTATTAAAAGCTTTAATGGCATCAGTAATAGAAGTTACGATTTGAGCAAAGGTATTTTGAAAAGCTGCTCCAATAGGTTGCAATATTTTTCCTATTTCATCTTTAAATTCACTCATAGCAGTCGCTAATCTATCTCCTGCTGCTTCTGGCCCTGCTGCTAATATTTCTGCATTTTTTCCATATTTATCAAATAAAGTTTTCGAGAATTTCATAAAGTCATCTAACGTGACCTTACCTTGCTCTAAAGCTTTATCTAGTTCAGCAGGAGTCTTGCCCATCGACTCCGCAAAGATAGTGAACGCACCAGGCAATCTTTCACCGAGTTGTTGTCTAAGTTCTTCAGCACTAACCTTTCCTTTACTGAATACCTGGGCAGTCGCAGTCATCGCTGACTTCATATCTTCTAAGCTTCCACCTGTACCTCTAATACCAGAAGCAATAGATTCAAATACCTTTTGTGCATCTTCTACGCTATGTCCTGCGCCTTTAACAGAAGCAGTTAAAGCTGTGAATTGCCTGACGATGACATCTTGAGGTATTGCTAGTTTTTTACTTTTATCTGCTAAAAATGCTTGCGATTTTGTATAAGCGTTTGTATCTCCAATAACGAGCCTTAATGCTTTTCGTTGTCTCGCCAACGCAGCAGAATATTCAGCAGTTGAACCAATAGCCTGACGAACCATTCCAACCTGCGCACCAATCGCACCACCTACTGC